ACCATCCGTTTAAAACAACTGAAGGATGGAAATCTATTGATCCTATAGAAACTTTTAAAGTACATGGAATCAATTCAGAAACATTAAAAGTAGGAGATATCATTATAAAAATAGACGGAGAAGAAGAAATTACATCTATAGAAGGAGGAGAAACAGCTTCTAAAGTATATAATTTAAAATTAGACAACGAGCATGTTTATTATGCTAATGGGTATTTAGTTCATAACAAAGAAAATGAATATCCAGATAGAGAACCATTTGATGATTGGGGAGATAATGCTCCATACCCAGGAGGAGCAGGCCCAGGATCAGGTGGAGAAGGAATATCTACATATGGTAATAATAATGCACCTAGAAATAAATAAAAGTTATGTTAAAAAAAGAATTTAAGCGTAAAGATGTAGAGAGAATGCGTAGCCTGATTAAAGGTAACGCAAATGCTTCATCTGAAACTCAAGTTGGTTATAAGAAAAAAACAATTAAATATAAAGAAGGAGATATTTGGAAAGAAAATAAAAAAACATGGACTATTAAAAATGGTATAAAACAAACTATTTCTAAATTAGATGCAGTAAAAAAAGAAGTTTTTGTACCTTTATGTTGTCCTGAATGTGGTAGGGTAATGAAATCACAGAAAGATAAACCCAATTATAGAATCCATAAAAAATGTCTTAATTGTGTTGTTAATTTTGAACATAAACTTAAATGTAAGGGGAAATATGACAATTATATGAAAAATCTTAAAGCCAAAAATTCTCTTGATATGATTGACGATATGGAATCTTTCCTACTAAATGCTATAAATGCAGAAAATGATGGATATATATCAGAACAAGGTGAAATAGAAAGATGGGTTGGGGGAATTAATAAAGAAAAAATGACTAAAGAAATTATAAAATCAACACAAATAAGAAGAAAATCTATATTAAAAGAAATTAGTGAAGAAAAATAAATTACATAATATAATCCAAACCCTAGTACATGAGTATACAGGTACAGGAGCTAGTGGTGGAAACGCCACTGATGGTAATGATATTCGTTCACCTAGACCTTTTAAAGATGATAAAACAGAAGTTGAAAAAGCTTATACACAAAAAAATGTATATGGTGCTGAAGGAGGGCATTATAAAAGATATTCCACTAAATCTGATTTTGAAAGAGATAGAAGAGGGGGAATGTTTGAAGAAGAAGAAGTAGAAGAACAACCTTACTCTCATGCTACATTAACTACTCAAGGACAATCTATATATAGAGCACCAGGAGTGTGGGAAGAAGATGAAGAAGAATTAGAAGAACAAATTACTCCTGATGAAATGCAATTTTATAATAACAAAAAAATTTCTCATCAAAAATCAATTGCTAAAATAGACATAGAAATTGCTAGAAAAAATAAAGATGCTATTTCAAATCAACTTCAACAACAAACACAAGCAACAACCCCTCAATTAGATCAAATTGAACAACAAATGTTTGAACTTGTTCAAAATTTAAGAGATAAAAAAAGACAAAACTTAACATTAAAACAAGAATATAAAGAAAAATATGAATATTTTAATGAATTACCTCCGGAAGAAGAAGAAGAAAGACTAAAAGTATATGAAGAATTAGTAAATGCAAGAAACTCAGTAACCGCAATGGAAGAAGAAATATTAGGTTTACAAAACCAACAAGGTACCCTAGCACAACAAAGAGACAATATTTTAAAATCAAAATCACAAGCTCAAGCCCAAGCCTCAACAGCTATGAAACAGGCAGATAGAGCTATTAAAGACCAAGAAAAAGCCATGAGAAATATAGGAAAACAAATGCAAGAAAACATATTATCACAATATTTAAAAGATAGAAAAAACACAAATCTAATGGAACAGATGGATATGTATAAAGAACAAACAGAGGGTTCTTTAAAAAAATTCTTTGAAATGTTTCAAGATGGTAAAACTAATGAAGAAGTCATGCAGCATTTTGCAACAAGAGGAATTAATATTCCTGAACAATACATGACAAAAGCAAAAAAATACTTTGAAAGTTATAAAAAACTTCAATTAGAATTAGGGTTTATGGATCAAGAAGCTAAAGATTTTAAAAAAGCTTCTGTATTAGAAGATGAACCTGTTGAAGAAAAAAAATTAACTTCAAGTTTATTTAAAGAAAATTTATTAAAAAAACAAATAACAAAAGAATTATTAAAAAATAAAAAATAAAATTATGGCAAGAGCAACAGGTAAATACTACAGAGTAACATCAGTAACAGATGATACAGCAATAACAGGAAGTATAGCAAAAATATATTCGGCATGTGAATCAGGTTCAGTAGTAAATGTTTTTGATGACGTTAAATTTGGAGTATATAGTCCTTTAGGAGATGGAATTGTAAGTAGTAGTTTCCATTTACTTACAGATAACTTTACATTAGCATGTGGTAGTTATTTAGAAGGACCTATTGCAGGATTTTCTTTAAATGCAGCTGGTTCAGTTCTAGTATACTTTAATGATTAATAACTAATGAAAAAACTTAAACAATATATAATAGAAGAAATTCAAAGATTATCAGAAAGAGAATATGACGCTCCTCCTGAAATTTTGGACATGCTAAAAAATAGACTTGAATTAGATCCTTTAGTTCGATATGTTGATTATTTTAAAGCAATCAATTCAGTTCCTCCATCATATAGAGCATTCTTACACAACGGGGAATATTTTGACATCGTATATGAAGATTTTTCTTTAATGATTGATATAGGATCTAAAAGTTACTATCTAAATGACATAGATGAAAAAAATTACGCTATGCAGCATATCAATAGATTACTAACAGGACCTAGAATAAGACCAGAAAAAGGAGATGATGAAGAAGATGAAGACACTAAAGGTGGAGGAGGGAAATTACCTCCATTACCACCAGCTCCTAAAGGAGCAGGACCTAAACCTCCTTCTCCTGAACCAGAACCTGAACCAGAACCAGAACCTGAAGACGAAGCATAATGGAATATAAACAATCATTTGGGGATTTATATGGAGTTGCTAAAAATAAATTCAACATCCAACAGGCACCTAAACTTATCTTAAAAAAAGACGAAGAAAATGCCGAAAAATTATTTGGCAAAACTGCTTATTACGATCCAAATGAATCTACTATTGTTATATTTATAACAAATAGACATCCAAAAGATATATTAAGATCTTTTTGTCATGAAATGATACACCACGTTCAAAATGAAAGAGGTGATTTAAATATGGGTGATGCTTCTTCCCCTACATATGCTCAAGATGATAAACATATGAGAAACATGGAAAAAGAAGCGTACTTAGAAGGAAATTTATTGCTTCGAGATTTTGAAGACAATTTTAAATATGAAAATAAATAAATTTAAAAAATTAAAACATATAATTAAAGAAGAAGTCCAAAAACTTCAAAAGTCGAGTCCAAAGCTCCTTAAGGAAGATTATTGTCCAGGATCAGAAGGAACATACCATAGATGGGGGGTTTGTGCAGATCCATTAAATATACCTATGTATGAAAGCCTGGGATGGACTGTTGATGCAGACAATACAGTTAACAATGCAAATACTTTGATTTGTGATTGTCCAGGCGTAGTTAGTTGTATGTGTGGGTATGAGATGGGGTGGTTGGAAGCTTATGCTCAGGAATGGATATATGGTGATGAACCTCCACCATGCATGGATAATAGTGGACAATTAGAATTACAAACTACTTTTTATGAAGCAGCCGGCTCTCCATCAGTAGGTGATGTCATACGTGGACCAGTCGCAAACCCACTGGCTCCTGTTTGTATGAAGTATTTAGGGACGACTGATGATAATCTCCCATATGATGATAATCCCCCCTTCACATGGTCTGTATATGCATGGGATGAATTCGAGGCATATGGTCCCGTTGAAAATTTAGGGCCTATAGATTGTAACGATCCTCAGTGTTTTCCTCCCCCACCCGTTCAACATAGTTGTTCTTCATGTGGGTGTGTAGAAGATCCTGCAGGACCCTTTAGTTCATTAGAAGAATGTGAATCAGGGTGTTCTGAAGATTTAGAAAGTTTTGCTAGTTCATTAAATCAGACGGTAGAACAATATTGTACAAAATGTAGTACTAATTCTTATTCACCCCCAATGGATGAAAAATGTGGATGTTGTGAAAAAGCCCCAGATAGAGAATTACCTCCAAAAGATCCGGATAGAGAAGCAGACAGAGAATTACCCCCAATAGATCCAGTAAAAGACAGAATGAAAAAATTAGCAGGAATAAAACCTGAGGAAAAATAATATGTATAATTAAAAATAAAAAAAATGGGAGTTTTAAACAAAATATTCTCCGGAGGAGCTAGTAAACTAGTTGAATCGGTAGGTGGTGTGTTGGATAATGTTATAACAACAGACGAAGAAAAATTAGAAGCAAAAAGAAAATTAAAAGAAGTTATATTAAGTCATGAGGCTGAAATGGAAAGAAATATAACTGACCGTTGGCAAGCTGACATGAATAGCGACAGTTGGTTAAGTAAAAATGTAAGACCAATGGTACTTATATTTCTTGTTGTTTCTACAGTTCTTATGATATTTATTGACGCAGGAACAATAAAATTTACTGTTGAAGAAAAATGGACAGACTTGCTTCAGCTTGTATTAATTACAGTGATTGGTGCTTATTTTGGCGGTAGATCATTAGAAAAAAGAAAAAAATAAAATGGCAAAATTTAATTATAGAAAATGGGTAACTGACTATAAATATAGTGGTAGAAGCTTATTTGAACAAAATTCAACAGGTAGCGCTACAACAGGAAGTGCAACTGGAAGCGCATCAACAGGAAGCGCATCAACAGGAAGCGCATCAAAACCAAAATTAAAAAGAAAATTAAGACGGCTTAATGAACAAACAGGCTGTACTGGTAGTGCCGCTCAAATAGTAACTAGTTGTGAGTCAGGTATAACTTTATCACCTGTTGACGATGCCTCCCAAGCACAAACATTTACATATGCACAAGTATGTGCTGATCCTTCTTTATTACCTATAGATCTAAATAATATGGTTCCAGATGGAAGTTCTATATGTGCTTGTGTTGAATCACTTAATTGTGGTGATACAGGAAGTGAAGGAGGAGGATGTCCAGAAGGAACCCAATTAAATACATATTTATGTCCAAATGGACCAACTGGTCAAAATCCTAATAATCTACCAGGTGGTGGTGAAACAATTGAAAATTGTTGTACAGGAAGTTCAGAACCAACAGGAAGTATAACAGGATCATGTGATAATTTTAATAATCTTGCATCTGAAAATCAATTATTAGCATGTCAAGCTTATTTTAATTTAGCTAACCCTCAAATGGATCCAAATTTAACACAATGGGTAGATGGTGGAAATTGTTGTGAAGGGATATATACAGGTAGTATGGATGGTTGGGCAACAGGTAGTATGGCTGGAGGAATGCCTTCACCTCAAGGTGGTTCTAAACCAAAACCAAAACGAAAAGAAAAAAATTTAAAAGAAATCAAATACGTAATTAAAAGAGCAATTGATAATTTAAATAAATAACATAAAGTTCGATTCATAGCCGAACGATTAAAACAAAAATTTGAAGAGCTGTGGCCTTATTTGGTCTACAGCTCTTTTTTTATTATATATAAAATATGGAACATTTAGTAATTATAGGAGCAGGAGTCGCAGGAGTAAATGCGGCTACTAAATTAGTTGATAACAATTATAAAGGTAAAATTACCATAATTGATATGGGTAATGATCCTTTTAAACGTAAACCTGAAGAAGTAATGACTGGGTTTTTAGGAGCAGGTGGTTGGTCTGATGGTAAATTAACATATCATACATCTATAGGAGGTCATTTATCAAAATATTGTGGTGAAGAAAAGGCAATGGAATTAATGGATCAGGTTATTGAAAACTTTAAGCGTTTCCATCCTAAACCTGAAGAAGTACAATGTTCTAACCCAGTAAAAGAACCCGATTTTATTAAGCCTTATTTTGGTTTGCGCTTATTTCCTGTATGGCATATAGGAACCGATTATCTACATGAGATTGGCAAGAATTGGTATACATATTTAACCGATAATGGTGTTGAATTTATGTGGAATACTAAAGTAATAGATATTGATTTTGAATTTAATTTTCTTCACTTTATGGATATAAGTACTCACTCAATAATAGAAGAAATGGACTATGACAAATTAATATTTGGTGTGGGTAAATCAGGAATTGATTTTGGAAAAGAACTCGCAGAACAACATAACTTAGAAACAGAACCTAAACCAGTACAAATAGGAGTTAGATTTGAAGCACCACAACATCATTTTCAAAAACTAATTGATATATCATATGATTTTAAATTATATAGAAAATTTGATAACGTAAGTTTAAGATCATTTTGTACAAATAATAATGCTGCTTATGTAGCTGTAGAAGAAACTTATGGTAATCATTCTTACAATGGTCATGCTAAAAAAGATAAAGCATATAGAAATGATATGACTAATTTTGGTATATTAATGGAAATTAGAGGTATAGACAAACCATTTGATTGGTCAAGAGAAGCAGTTAAAAAATTACAAGTAGGAGAAACGGGCACATATTACTCACCTAGTAATAGAATACCTTCAAAAACATCAGAAGGTAATTTAGTTAGATGTGTTGTAGTAGAAAACACAGAACCCTTATTTGATGCGTTAGGAGAGTATGGTAATCATATAATAGATTTTATTGAAGATATGACAAAAGTATTCCCAACATTAAAAGATGATTGGGGTATTTATATGCCCGAAGTAAAATATTTATCACCTGAACCTTTAGTAAATTACGAAAATTTAAGCCTTACTAGGTTTCCTAATGTTTATTTTGTAGGTGATGCATTATCAGCAAGAGGCATTACAGTATCAGGAGCACAAGGTACATATGTAGCTGAAAGTATAATTAAAAATTAAAAAAATATGAAAGATTTTGGTGATATAGAAGTAGAAGGTTTTAAAAGAACTAGAGGTAAAAAAAAGTTTAGAAAAAGAACTTTAAGTAAAATTGAAAAAGATGGTTCTAAAACAATTGCTTATTCTTTAGAAATTAATGGAGAAAATAAACTACATAATTGGGAGGGACCTGCATTAATTAATGAAGAACAAAAAGTAAAAGAATATTATTTAAATGGTATTCAATATGACTATGATACTTGGAATGAAATAAAAAAATCAGGAGAAGGTTTACCATGGTATAAACAATCAGGATCAACAGTAAAAACAGCAAGATTTTAATATGAAAATAGGTTTATGTGGAACAATGAGTGTAGGAAAAACTACACTAGTAAATGCATTAAAAAATGAACCTGAATTTAAAAATTATACTTTTAGAACAGAAAGAAGTAAATACTTAAATTCAATAGGTATACCTTTAAATACAGATAGTACTTTAAAAGGTCAATTAGTATTTGCAGCTGAAAGATCTGCTGAATTAATGCAAGAAAATATAATAACAGATAGAACTATTATTGATGTAATGGCTTTTTGTGCTCTATCTAAATCAATGAGTGATGCTGAAAAACAACATATAAATGGAGTATTATGGCATCTTATAAAAGAATATGATATTATATTTCATATAGATGATTTATCTGTACCTATTGAAGATAATGGAGTTAGAGAAACAGATAAAGATTATAGATTAGATATTCATAAAAAAATATCATCTATATTAGGAATGCATAAATGGATGCCGGGTAAAGTAGTTACAATAGCAGGAACTACTAAAGAGCGTATAAATAAAATAAAATCAACAATAGCTTCATATGTATAACATATAATATGACTCAACAAAACATAAAACAAATAATAAAACAAGAGTACTTAAAATGTGCAAAAGATCCTGTATATTTTATGAAAAAGTACTGTATGATTCAACACCCTACAAGAGGTCGTATTCAGTTTAATTTATTTACATTTCAAGAAAAAGTTTTAGGATTATTAAATAAAAATGAAAGAAATATTATACTTAAGTCTCGACAATTAGGTATATCTACTCTTTCAGCAGGTATGTCCTTATGGTATATGTTATTTCAAAAAGATATAAATGTACTTGTTATAGCAACAAAACAAGATACAGCTAAAAACTTAGTAACAAAGGTAAAATTTATGTATGAGAATTTACCTTCTTGGCTTAAACTTGGTTTTGAAGAAAACAACAAATTAGCTCTCCGGCTTAAAAATGGTTCACAAATTAAAGCAGTATCAGCAGCAAGTGATGCTGGTAGATCAGAAGCAATTTCTTTACTAATAATTGATGAGGCTGCTTTTATTGAAGAAAATAGAATAGAAGAAATTTGGGCATCATCACAACAAACACTATCAACTGGAGGTAGAGCAATTGTATTATCTACACCTAATGGAACTGGAAACTTTTTTCATAGAATGTGGGTTAAAGCGGAAACAGGAGAAAATGGATTCTTACCTATTAGATTACCTTGGACAGTACACCCTGAAAGGGATCAAGATTGGAGAAACCAACAAGAAGATGAATTGGGACCTAGAATGGCCTCCCAAGAATGTGATTGTGATTTTACAACTTCTGGTAATACTGTATTTGCTCCAGAATTATTAAATTATTATGATAAAACTTCTATATGTGATCCTGTAGAAAGAAGGGGGATAGATGGCAGTTTTCATGTTTGGGAATACCCTGATTATAATAGAAATTATATGGTAGTAGCTGACGTAGCAAGGGGAGATTCTCAAGACTATTCTGCATTTCATATTATTGATATAGAAGAATGCAAACAAATAGCAGAATTTAAAGCCCAAATAGGTACTAAAGAATATGGACATATGTTAGTAGCTGTAGCCACTGAATATAATAATGCATTATTAGTTATAGAAAATGCAAATATAGGATGGAATACAATACAAATAGTTATAGATAAAGGTTATAAAAATCTTTATTATTCACCTAAAGGAGATGCTGCAACAAATGCAGATGCTTTTTTAGCTAAAGGACATGATATAATAGCTT